AGTTCGGGTAAGGCGGGTAGTGCCGGGATTCCAGGTGGAATAGGAATCGGTAACGTGAGACCCGGTAAACTAGGAAATGTACATTTGCTTGCCATGTCATGCTTGCACGAACCCCTGAGTGCTCATCGCCGCTGTGAGTTGCGCCAAGAAAGCTGTAGTCGCGGTTTGAAACACCGCGAGTCCAGCCGGTGGTGCCGGGATACATGTCCCTAAACAAGCGGATAATGCCGTGGTCCAAGTCGTTAGCGCCGTGGCAAAGAGAGTACCCATTATTATTGGTTGCACCGCGGCTTGCCCCCCGATCTGAATTTTGCCAGCGTCGAGAATAACGTCTTTACAAGATATCGTTACCCCGCTCTGACCAAGAACCTGAACGGCACCACTCTTGAGCTCGATAATATTTCCCGTTGAATCTATAATTTTTATTCCAGTCGATGAACTTGTTATTGAGTTCCCGTTCTCGTCGATCAACGCGAGCTCGCCCGCCGATGCATTTAGATAAAACATCGAACCGTTTTTGTTCGCGAGAATGATTGAACCGTCTTCGTTCATCGAGAACATCGCGTAACCGTTTTCGGCGTTGTGCCAAACCAGATTGATCTTTTCGGATCCCTCGGTGTCATCGAACATAAGGAGGTGTCCCGCAGGCGTTACGAAGCCGCGGCGCTTGCCGTAGTTCGTATCGGTAAACATCGATTCATACGCATCGGGGCCCTGGTAGCGAGTACCACGCCATCGAATATCGGGGTTTTCAAGAAACGCTTGCCCCTCGACTTCGTCTTTATCGCTTCCGGCGTTGAACTCGATTTCAACCTGCTCGCCGACATCAGGCAATAGAACCAGGCCCCAACTAAATGCGGGCTCGACCCAGCGATTCAACACCACATCCTCGCTACCAAGCAGAGCGGCGCATTTCACCTTGATCCGAAATCGCTTCTCGGGATCATCGGTGTTCGCAACCACTGCGATATGTCTCTCGGATCGATTCATTTGAAAACCTTTCTCGCGTTAAAGTCCACGATATAACCAGAGGCGGAATCAAACTTATGGGCAACCCGCGCGAAATAGTAGTCGCCAGTCAAAGCCGTTGACGGCAGAATAAGCTTGTGGGTCTGACGCGCTCTTAACGTATCTACTCCAATCACTGTCCCGCGCCCAGTCACGAAGCCTTCACGTCTACGCCTGAACCATTGCTGTGCCCAAAGTTTCATCTCCGCAGCGGACTTGAACTTCTTATCCGCTACGACCTCAATCGCGTAGTCGCCAAAAAACAGTTTCACTACGGCACCCGCCGTGGTGTGCTGTTCATCAATCGTCTCTTTTGGATCTCCTCTATATTTCGAATCAGGAGCTTCGACGCTTTCCTCAAACTCTTCGACAAAAGATTCGGCGGTGTCAGGATTTCTCCCTTGAACCTGAAGTTTGGTAACCGCACCTCCTAGGGACAACTCGGGTTCAAACGAAAGCAGAGTAGACGCGTTCCCACGATTGTGCTCAAACGTATAGACAACATCCTGGGCCTGAAACGTTTCCGGATTTTTGAAATGTAGAGTCCATCTCGTTTCTTCGTCGTAGTCGACCCAAAAAAACCAACCGAGTAGATTTGCTAAGCCTTTAACATAGTTGTAATCAGACATATCCGATTTTTGTGGCGACGAGAATTTGTTTGGAGGACTGGGATCAATGTCTAAACTATCGAAGTGATACGCCTCGCGACTTGCTACACGCTCAACGGCATCAGAAATCAAATCGAATTCGAAATTGCGAGTGTCTGCTTTTGCTAGAGCCGGCGCGTTTTGCATCATAATCTGGTCTTTTGTGTATCCCTTGATCTGTATCGTCGGCATTCCGCTTTCCGGGAAAGTCGGTTTCGGTGCAACTACTATAACTCTACCGATATGACCCAAATCGTGACCGTATCCGAACCAGATCTCAAGCTCGTTGCCAGGTTGCCAAAGTGGGGAATTGCTCAGTTGATAATCGGGATTGATTATTGTTAGACGCGCTTCGTCTGCGATCCCGTCCACGCTCTCGTATTCAATAGACTGCACAAGCTCTGAAAGTTTTGTCCCGAGCTTTGAACCCGCTATTGCGACTTCAAAAGCTGGGGCCATATGTTTGTACGGATCCGTCACTACAAACCTACAGGGATAATAGGACTTGTATAGGCTCGATTGTTTCTTTCAAAAACAGCGTTCTTAAGTTGCTTCTGAACTGAATCCTTAAGCAAAAGTGTGTTTTTGAAAACAGTCGAAGTCGGTCTTATTGGAATCGTTCGAATCGCTTCAGCCGATGGTAACTTCACGATATCGTTTTCAACCAATGACAACTTGGTGGGATGACGCTTGCGAATAATATCGCCAAGATCCGGAGCCCCGTACTCAAAGAAAGCAATCAGCTCGAAGTATTCGCCTTCACGGGCACGGTGATATCTCGTCTCTGGTGCCGGTTCGGTAACAAGCTCATATTTAGTATAAGCCCTTAATGTCACCGGAACCGAAATGCCACGGATCCCGCCACCATGTTTCGGGGGATCGAAATATGAGATATCCCCTAACCCATCGATCACGGCTTCAAGCAACGACATCTGGCCGTCACCAACGGAAAAGCCGACTCGTGGCGGTCGCGCCAAATCGGGGTCGCGTTGCTTCCAGTTCTCAAGAACCTTTATTGCTTTTTCCGGCGTGTCGTCGTTCTCGTAAGTCGCGAACCAAACCGCGGTAAAACTAAATCTATCCGCAGTACTATGGGTGTATTGGATAATAGGGGTCTCGCGACCAAGAGAGGTGTGCTCGACGTACTGCGGATTTCCCGGAGACTTCACGGGATTTACCGGCCCGAATTGCCCCTCGATACTTTCCCCGGTTTCGAGATTCAGCATTACCCAGCGATGGACCTTCCGCGCCCCCAAGGCATTGATCAGCGGCCCCAGAAGCGGTCCCGCTGCGATCTGTGTCAAGTCTCTTGCGATGCCCATAACAACCTCTAAGCCGGTGTTGCTCCGTATTCAAGAACCTGTCGGCGCTGCCAAGGAGTTGCTTTGGCACCACTCCTGGCCCTGATCTCATCGTTTGCCTTCGCGTTTGATCTCGCGACTTCACGTCCGTCAAGATTTACTTGCGCACATGGCTTTTTCTTTGCCGCTTCTGCTGCCGACTCTGCCGATGATGCTGTGTTGTTTGCCGCCGCTGTAACCTCATCTAGAACCCCAGATAAGGCCCCTAAAGACTTGTCACGTTGAGCCCTCTCGGTAACAATCGCTTCGTGGCGATCCGCTCCCACTTCGCTAACCGTTTGCGCCATCCCGAGACCGGTTCGTTTCGTTGTTAGCTTGACTCCAAGTTGACGTTCAAGTTGTTCTTGCTGACGAGCTTGTTCGATTGGCATCGCTTTGGCATTTACCCCGCGTTCACGTGTAACCATTGTGGGGCCAATCTTTGCGTAATCTCTTACCGATTGTGGAACCTTTATGTTTATTGCATCTAGTATAGAAACGATTCCCTTTGTAACGGTACGAATCGGATCAACAAGGAACTCGAAAATCATCGCCGCAACTTTGCCGAGCCCTTTTCCAAAATTGACGAAGGCAAAAACCATAAAGCCAACAGCTTTTGCTACAAATGCAGTGACTTGAACAATCGCGGTTATGATCGAACCGATAACAGCCCCAATCACTCTACCGACTTCTTTCCAATCAACAGCCATTCCCCCAGTAGTATCACCCCATAACGCACCAATCGAAGAGAACATTGTACCAAGAACTTGGAATGTATCCATAACAATCGCTTTGATATCATCAAAGACCGGACCAACCACCTCAACGATACCGTTGAAAACTTTAACCGCTTCGTCCCAAAACAGATATAACGCGAGTCCTATTAATCCTATTGGACCAAGCGCCATCCCAAAAGCTCCAGAAAGAATCATGCCAAGTCCTGTAATTACCGGAACAAGTTGAGCAATCACAAACCCGATTCCAGCAATGGCAAGAATCACTGGAGCAATCACGGCTCCAACTACAAAAAAGATAGTCGCGAACTTTGCAATCTTCTTGATCGTATCGGAACCAAACGTATCAGTGAACCAGCTCTTTGCGTTTGAAGCCGCTACGATAACGAAATCAATACCATCTTTGATCGTATCAAATCCTTCGCGAATTCCTTTTGCTACCGCAATCATAGTTGGACTCAATCCTTTGAGGTCCCCTGTCTTTACCGCCTGCAATACGCTAACAATGCCATCGGCAACACCCGCAAGCGGTGACAACATTCTTAGAATAGAACCTTGAAGAATCTGACCAAACACCGTCAATCCTATTTCACCTAAAGCCTTAAGCTTTCGCATTTGAAAATCTGTCGACTCAGTCATTCTTTTAAACGCGGCATCGGCGGCACCGGAACGATTCTCAATCTCTTTAAGCACGTCGTTAAAAATCGCGCCTTCGTTTGCGGTCAACGCGAGCATGCCTTTTATACCACGAATCGAACCAAATAACGCCGCCATCGCATCGATATTACCACCGGCTTTTTCTGTTATATCGCGTATAAACGGCACAAACCCTTTGGCTTTCATTGCAGTGGCATTAAATTCTATCCCGAGTTTCTTGGCAGCATCTTTAGCTTCACGCGTCGGTTTTATTACATTTGATAGCGCACGATTCAATGCCGTTGATGCTTCTGCCGTATTTATATTTGCTAGAGTAATCGTAGCAATTGATGCGCCCAAATCGGCAAGCCCAATATCTAAAGCCTTAGCCGTTGGCATCACTTGCCCCATGGAAGCCGATAGTTCTGAAATGGTTGTTTTGCCTTTTTTGACAGTAGCAAAAAAGATATCACTCGCATCCGTTGCGGTTTGTCCACTTCTGCCGTAAACGTTCATTGCACCGGACATCAATTCAAGCGCTGTATTCGTATCTGTAACGCCGCCAATTGCCAACTTGTTTGCTTCAGTCAATCTACTTGTGGCTTCAGCCGCAGTGGTGGCACCAAACGAAACCGCGTTATACATCGCCTTTGTCTGCTCAACTGGCGATGTCGCAAATGTCTTCGCGAGATTTATCGCAGTAGAGTCTATTTTACTAATAGGCAGCTCGGCTTCATCGGCAATAGTACTTACCTCATAGATCCCGCGCTCGAACTCATTCGCTTTAGAAACAGCGAGCCCCATCCCAAGCGTAAGCGGCGCAAACGCAAGAGCCGCTCTACCGACCCCCCCACCAAAAGTCTTGAGACCACTACCGACACGATTCGCTTGGCTCTGAAGCCGCTTGAAACTAACCGCGCTTTGACCCATAGCGTTGATCGCTTGACGAGCATCAAATCGCAGTATCGCGCTCAATTCTATGGGTAATGCCATCTATCTTCTCCTGAAACTTCTAGTCCGTGGTCTTTGCGCCAATCTCGCTTTCTTCATCGCGGCTCTTTCGCGCCTGTTCTCTTCTCCGATCTGTTTCTCCAAACGTTCGAGCCAAATTGTTCTCTCGCGATATGTCAAATCAAGAATGTTTACGCTTGCTGCTCCTTTTGAGAAGTAGGTCGCGGCAAAGATTTGTTCGACGAATTCCCTCTCGCCTGGGAGAGGGAAGAACTCCCGAAAAAACTTTGGTAACTCCAGTTGATCGGCTGGATATTGTCGGCCTTACATTTTGGACACGTAGTAAACAGACGCATATCGGGCCCAAAATGATGCTCGTTTAATTCATCTACTATTGCGACAATGTCGCGTTTGCCCATCTCGTCGAGTTCGTCAATTACGGGCACGACCTCGACAGGGAACTCTTTGATTCCACGAATAGAACCGGCAATCATCGCCATTTTACCACCCTCGATATCAAGGCGCCCTTCGACCTCCGCTTTCTCCAACGAATGCCAATACGTAGGACCGAGCTTCAAAGTCTTCGCTTCGATTTCCCTAAACAGGAACGGTTCCAAAAGCTCGTACTCCCATAACGTTTCATCGATCTTATCCGCAACGGTACTCGTCATATCCAACAAATCGGTTTCAGATGAGTACTGCTCGCCACAACTCGGGCACTTGACTTCAAACCCTAGCGACGAACCAAGGGCTTGGCATCGAATGTAGCAGTAGACATAAAAAACATCTCCCGAAAACATCTGGCTAATCGCGAGCTGTTTCTCTGCCACCTTCTTCATCTCGGCGAAATTGAACGGACCGATCCTTTCGCACAAAACCGCGAGGACAAGCGCGATATGCTCCGGCATAGACAGAGCCTTTTTCTCCTGTCTGAGCCGACCGATTTCGCGTTCAAGCCTAGCATTCCATCGCTTTATCGCGAAATCTTTTTGCAAAGCTACACCGTCTTCCCCCACGATTCCAATCGGTAGCTTTGCTCCCTGTTCTCTGAGCGTTACTTCTTTCATCAGCGTACCTCCAATCGATCAAAAGATCTTGATAGGCCCCGCTTCGGGCTATTTTGTTTATTATACTGGCGAAACGTAATCCGCTTTCACCGCAAAAGTTACTACCGCCATCTCGCCTTCGTTCCCCATGTCGCCACCGGGAATCGTTCTGCCGCTGACCCACATATTCGAAAACGTATACGACTTCGGACCGCCCTCGTTCCTGTAGTAGATCAGGCTCGCGGCTTTGAGATACGTCGAGCCCACGGGACCCTCGGCGAGCTTCTTCCAATACTCCATCGCAGCTTGCTCGACGTCATGATGCATAGGGATCGTAAACGAAAACTCTACCGGCTCGGTTTTACCCCCGGATCGAATCGTCCCATCGGGCATAGTTACCGCGGTAATCATTTGCTCGATGTCATCAGTCGTCACAATGGTAATCGCGGGCAAGCCCGCAACAATCAACTCAAAACTGTTGAGCGGGATGTGGTTGTTTTTGATTTTACCTCTTAATGGCATATCGCTCTCCTTTAGCTAGTTCGTCCA